GCGTCAGTGGGTGCGTCAGTGGGTGCGTCAGTGGGTGCGTCAGTGGGTGCGTCAGTAGGTGTGTCAGTAGGTGTGTCAGTGGGTGCGTCAGTGGGTGCGTCAGTAGGTGTGTCAGTAGGTGTGTCGGCAGGTATGAATAGTGCTACTAATTATGTCGGCACTAGTTCTTTGATTAATACTAGCAGCGAAGTGCGAGGTGGCGTAGTAATCACAGATTCGCGGTTAAAAAAAGCTACGAAGCCAACAAGTATTCTTGAAGAATGCCTCGAGATCCGCGACCGTATAAAGGAAATCACCGCTACGATTAAAAAATATCAACAGGAATATAAAAACTATTATCTACACAATAGCGAGTACATATTCGAGTATTTTGAGACAAAGAAGACAATCACGAATGGCGGCTCTATGAAAACAAAATCGCTAAATGCGTTCTTTAATCTTCCAGAAGCGAAGAAGACCGAGGAATTATTCAAAAACCAGCATAATAATGTCGAAAAATATCTCGCAAGTATCGACCAAAACTACATGGATGTTTCTAAATATGTCTACTCTACTGACATATGTCAATTCTGTCGGCAAGGTGAAATGATTCCCATCGAAAGTGAAGGAATCATGGTATGTAATAAATGCTCTAAACAAGTCGTATTTCTTATCGATAATGAGAAGCCTTCTTATAAGGAACCGCCTAAAGAGGCGTGTTTTTACGCATATAAACGCATCAATCATTTCCGCGAAATCCTCGCACAGTTTCAGGCGAAGGAAACTACATCTATACCGGAGCATGTGCTTGAAAGTATCAAACAGCAAATCAAAAAAGAGCGGATTGAAATCTCTCAATTCACCGATAAGAAAGCGAAAGAAATCATGAAGAAACTCGGATTTAATAAATACTATGAACACATTCCATTTATTAAAGATAAGTTGGGGATTAAACCGCCGGTCATGACTCCGGATTTGGAAGAGCGGTTGTGTAACCTATTCATGGAAATCCAAGGACCATATGCAAAGTTCTGCCCCGATGACCGGGTGAATTTCCTGAATTATTATTATACCGTTTATAAGTTGTGCGAACTCCTTGGCCGACACGAGTTCCTGCCGTTCTTTCCGATGTTGAAAGACCGAGAGAAGCGGATAGAACAAGACCAGATATGGAAACAGATATGTCTTGAATTTGATTGGGTGTTTATAGCTACGCCATAGCTTATATTTTCATCCACGACTTCGGACACAAATCCAGCGTATCATGTGAAACACCTGGGCCAAACCAAACACTTGGATAGCAAACGACTTTCTGCGGATTCGCGTTGAAATATGCGCCCCACCAACTGAACGTGCTATTTGCGATAATATTATGGTCACATACACTCATCAGCAAAAGCTGATGCCAGTCGGCGATTGTATCACGGACGAAATGAAACTCGATATCGCGCCCGTAAGCAGGGCCATTCGTGTCGGTAGCGCAGCGGTGCTTTAATTCTGTGATGTGTTTCAATACGATATTTTTATCGCAGGGTTCATAGAATACGAGAAATGAATAACGCGGGTTCTCATGCGTCGTCGTCGTCGTGGCTATAATATGCGACAAGGCACGATAATAATATTCTACAGACATTACTGAATGGATGTGTAAATTCAAGACAGAGTCTCCAATACGAAAGTGCGTACTTACCAATATTCTTGACTTTTGCGGTGATGCGATATAATCATTACTCCACCATTCATTCTCGTAAATTTGTTTTATCCAAATTTGCTGATATGGTAGTTGAATCATTTCACATATTTCTGCGTATTTATCTGAGAAATATTTTTCACTCTGAAAATATCCGTGAAGACGAAGAGGTTTTGTATATTTCGTTGTTTCAGTTGGAACGGGTGCGTATTGAAACCCAATTTCGTCCCAACGCACCAACGATTGAAACATTTTGTCTGTAACTGCGTTTGAAGGAGTTAAATATTGACACAATCCGCGGAATAATGTATCCCAGTGTGTATATATTGGATGTCCCGGATTTCCAGGCAATTGTTGATATTCCATGAAAAAAAATGTATCATGATTACGAAGTGCGGCAGCAATAGTTGTAAATATTTGGAACAATTGATTACCCAACCCTCCCATAATTGTGATTGTAATCATGATTCAGTATATATATATATATATATGTGAAACATAGAGTATATAAAGCCAACATTTTTAAGTTTATTTATAGAATTATTATATGCTTCGGCGGTTTTCCGATATCAAACATGCCATTTACATTAATTTAGATTCACGGATTGACCGTCGCATGTTATTTGAAACTCAAATCGAAGAACTTCATACGCGATATCCCGACGATTTTTTATTTTTTCCTGTTTCGCGATTTTCCGCAATCAAGCACGAGCATGGTGCGAACGGCTGTTCGAAAAGTCATATCGAATGTCTGTGTATTGCGAAAAATAATGGATGGGACCACGTTCTAATCTTCGAAGATGACGCGCATCTCATTCACCCCGAAATATTAGTTCATCAGGTTTCGTCGTTTCTCTCGCGGTTTCACGACAACTGGGATGTTCTATTACTATCTGGGAATAATTTCCCGCCATTTAAAATAGAAGCACCGGACTGTTTTCGGGTGGCGAATTGTCAAACAACTGGTTGTTACCTCGTTTGTAGTCGATATTATGATACCCTTTTACATAATTTTGAAGAGGGTGTTGCACAACTAGAAGCGAACCCTGAAAATAAAATAGAATTTTCGTGTGATATATTTTGGAAGCGCCTTCAACGTGCGGACCGTTGGTATCTTATTACGCCGATTTGCGTAACACAGCGACCCGGATATAGTGACATTGAAAAACAAGTGGTAGATTATGAAAAGGCGATGACTGACCTCGTGAAACAGAAACCGAAGACGATCACGACGCGCCAACGCTATAACTAGTCATCCGTTAAATACCGGTCCACCACCCACCATCCGAAATCACGGTCGCTCGGATAATGATGTCCAGCCATAATCCGGATATTCGCACATTTCGTCGCAATTTCCATTACGGCCTGCGTCTTCGCTGGAAATCGACGTGCAAGTATTTTTGCTAAATAATATGTCTGAACTGCGTGCCCTGATGGATAAGCTGGCGTCGCTGCGGAATCAGAATGAAGCAGCGTGCCATTTCTCTCGTTAATGAGTTCAGGCGCGATTTGTGCTGGTCGAGCGCGATTGTATATCCATTTCAACATTCTAGTGACAAACATGACACGCGAACTCGTCATAGTCTTGTCCATATCTTCCACCGTCATTTCGTCAGGTTTAATCACCGTGGTAAATGCAGCAGCCGGATTCATATCTGTCAATCGGAAAAATGCGACGTCGCTCGGCATCCGCTTCATAATGTATTCAGACACAACGGTATTTATTTCGATACGACTATCCGGAAATACTTTACCGAAACTTGGTATAGAGATATTAAATGAGGGATACCACCAGTAATATCGGGTAGATTGAACGAGTAGAACGATAATATACGTAATTATAAATGCGACGAATATTCGAAAGCGGTCAGGGTCGCGTTCGACAATATGATAATGATATGACTTGAAACGTTCTCGTAGTTCAGTTACAGCGCCACTTTCTTTTTTAGGCGGCGGCATACCAATCCATGACCGAAATTCATTTAATTGAGGCAATACTACCATTTCTATAATATATACTACTTGAAGCATATATTATATCAGAATGCGACTCTTCTTCGGTTGAAACAGCTGCGACGTATTTACACGCGGAGGGGGGTGGGGAAGCCGACGAGGTTGGCACCGATACCGAAACCAGCACCAGTCCTAGCGCTAACGGCCAAACTGGGGACATAAGTATCCAAAATACTAAAGGTTGCCGCAGCGGTAAGGGCGATAAGTGCGACCTCGTCAAACGACAAGCTGCGTTTAGGAATAGCGTAGGCAGCGATTGCCACCATAACACCTTCAACCAAATACTTAATGGTTCTCTTGACGAGTTCGCCTAAATCAAAAACACCGGACATTTGAATGATTTATTATAAATAATAATAAGAAATTAATATTTACAAGTGCTGTGTTTTATTCTGGTGTAAATCCTATATTACAAAAATGCGTTAAATCACTTAAACAACTATGTTATACTATATTATAGTTATGTCGCAACAAGCCCCCACTCTCCCCCCCGCTGGGGTTGAATTGAAACAAAGCAAAACTGGTGATATAAATCCTAAATATATCGACTTGTTAGAGGAGGACAAGCCGATTGCTGGGCAAAAATTCGCATGTCTATCTTTTATTTCTCCGGAATCTATTTTGAAGCAGAAAGACCATTTTTTCTTTGACAAGTTTCTCCATTACTGGGACTATCAAAAGTCGATGGAGAAGTTCGTGCAGTTCCTTAATTTCATTTCATATAAATATCATGTTAGTTTTGACAAGCTGACCGCAGATTTTCAAGAGTTTGCTAAAGAAGAGAAAGAGATGCTTCAGAAGACGAACATCTATGATGAATATAAGACATTCCTAGATAAACACGAGGATGACTTAGAGTCCGAATTCAACGAGAAGCATAATTTCCAGACATCTGTTCGTGGATTGAAAGTTCGCGGTGTATTCGGCTCACAGAAAGAGGCGGAACTGCGTTGCCAAATGTTGCGTGAGATGGATCCTAATCATGATGTCTTCGTCGGTCCTGTCGGGTTGTGGGTTCCATTTCATCCTGACGCTTACAAGACTGGCCGCGTTGAGTATATGGAAGAGACCCTGAACCAGTTGATGGCGGAGAAAAAGAAGAACGAAGAGCAGGCGAAGACTGAATTTGATAAGCGGGTCAAGGACACGAAGGCAAAGGCAATTCAGGAGAATATGAAATTGGCGAAAGAGAGTGGCAATAAGCTCACGCAGATGTTGGCGAAGGACGGTGAGACGCTGATTGATGCGAAGCCGCGTGAGCTGGAAACGAAATCGGATGGAGGTGTAGCTGGTGATGGTGCTGGGGTTGGCGGTGGTATTTGGAATGATGCCGATGAGTCATCGTCCATCTCAATGACCGTGGAAGATATACGTAAGGAGCTCTTTGAAAGCGATGATGTCGTCATGGATAAGAATAGCGACCACGGATTGTCACGGTTGTTGAATGTGGATGCGCCGACTGAAACTGATGAGGGTGACGACAAAGCATGAATGAATGAATGGGTTCAATCACAATATTAAATAATTTCATAATATAAGGGGCAAACATAATATTATGAAAGGAGGCGGTGTATATTATTGTTCGAGCAAACGAAACCAAAAAACGATAAATAAATGTCTAATCGAGGCGATGATGCGTGCTGATACAGTAATTCATCCTCTTACATTTAGTTCTATGGCTGGGTTTATTTTCGTCCTTCATCGCGATAATGGTATCATTGATGCCGACGGTGAGATTTTTATCCGAAGTGATAATATTTCTGTAAATGGTAAAAAAAAACAAAGAGCAGGAAGTGGCGGAGTCGCCGTATCATCTATTGTAATAAAGGTAGTTATGAAACGAAATGACCCTGACGACGAGGATTTAGATGACCTAGAACTGGTAATTCCGACCGACCCTGACTATGATACAGATGATGATGATAATGAAATAGGAAAATCTAGTTTAGAATCAGACGAAATAACTGTAGAACAGAAAAACCATAACGACCTATATCAAACATTTCGTCTAGGTGAAAAGATGGTGCCATCACTCATCGGCGATTTAATCGAATTAGATGAAGATAATATTCGATGTATGATAACCGCAATTCAGCAAAAAACAGATACGGTGAAACGCGCCAAAGTGATTCGCGTATTTGAATATTTCTTCTCTCAGATACCGAAACACAAAACATCAGTTGTCATGATGTGTATGGAAATGGTTGGCGAGGATACCCGCGGCGTGGGTGGTACGGGAGAAAATACATATAAGGTGATATCCAGCGTTGAAAGCCAACGACTTCGAGTAGCTGCTGCACGAGGAGCTGCCGCAATTCAATTATTGTGTATGCGTAAAGAAAAAAAACAATTGGTGGATGCACATGAAGGAAATTGGTTTATTGATACGGAAAATAAGGATAATGTTCGAGCAATCGATTTCGGACGCGTCGCCGATATTGCTGACAAAGACACAATACTGGATGAAATATGGAAATATAAACGTTCGCGTCAGTCGGCATTTCACACGAAAACGTCACAGGGCACATTTCTATCGAAAATTACAAGCAAGGCGGTATTAGAACCATATTATGACAGATTTATTAAAATAATGCGTCAGACATCGTCTTTACCATTCTTGGTTGAAATGACGAAACGACGCCGTACGTCGGATTCCGAAACCGATGATGATAATGAATCGCGTATGAACGTTCATCGAAACATCCATTTTTGTCTTGTATTTGCTTCCCTTATCGACAACGCAATCACTTCAAATAATTACCCTGATTGGGACCAACCACAGATGATATGGGCATATGAAGAAATATGGGGGGTCGATGTGATTCCAGATAAAGATAAGAAACACCCGATTCATCATATCCATACTCTTGATTTCGATTACGATGTATTCAAAGCGAATATGAAATCGGCAAATATTTCGTGTCGTCGTATTATCAAATCTTATGACGAAATCGCGCGACTTATTTTGCTTTATACCGCAACTCCCGAAGGTTCCTCCGCCAAAATACATATCACACTTGGTGATGCTATGACGCGCAAGAAAAAGACGGCTATTGCGCGCGGTATTACTGCGACAAAAATAGGTGAGTTCGTGTCATTTAATGATATCTATAACCAACGTAACGGTTCAAATACACCAAGAGTCGGATGCGCTATTGTTGGCGGACGAACTACACGCCGCCGCCGCCATACCCGAAAGTAAAATCGCAGGCAAATGTATTTTCATGTGGTGTGATATAGATTTACATGTAGTAGAAAATAAAGCAACATAAAATTGAATTGAACTGAACATGAATAAATGTACGATACATCTTTACATCATGCCGGAATTCACGCGCGATTTGGAGGAGTTGGTTTGTCATTTCAAGTCACAAAAGGTCCAATTAACATTACATTTGGAAAGGAACTACCGAGAGAATATCCATTATTCAAAATCACCACTGAAAATAGTCCATGAAACGAAAAAACAAAACGGAGGTCATAACCGTATAGTATATATGCTTACGGAAGAAGCATTTGAACTCTTCAAGAATTCATTTAATTTCAGAACCAAATACATTGTTGCGGCGTCAAAGCAAATACAAGTTGTCAAATTCCCGATGTGCATCGAGGGGCAAACCATCGGGTTTATTGAAAATGCGTATAGTGGTGTACGTGCCATGTCGCGTCAGTTTCAGATTGGACCGTATAGGGCAGACTTGTGCTTCACCGACGATTTAATTGTGGTAGAGTGTGACGAATACGGGCATCGTGACAGGTCTGTGGCGGATGAGTTGACGAGAGAGGACTTCATGAAGAATCAGGGTTACGCAATCATACGCTACAATCCGAATGAACCAGGGTTTGATTTGTCTGATGTGTTGAATCGGATAAACAGGCGGTTAATGATGCTTTTATAATCGAAAAGCGGATTTATGAAAGCGACGGTTTGGAATATAGTCGCTTTTATAAAAAACAAGCAAGATTGTGAAAGCAATAGTGGAAATGAATGTCGCTTTCATACAAAAAAGCAAGAAATAGGGGGTAAAATGCTAATTTTGAAATCTTGCTTCTCCAAAATGAGTAATAAGATGAGCAACTTTCCATCACCACTTGCTCTTCTTGACGTTAATCTTCGGTCCCTTGCTATTTTTCGCTGCATTTGGGTCATACGACTGCTCTCCTTCGTCGTCAGAACCGAGATTTTTCGATATTTCCCAGAATTCCTTACTGCCCAGCTTGAATGGCCCGTGCTGTTGTGCCTTATACCAGAAGATTTGGTCTTGTAATTTGTTGGATTTCGCGTTGTTATTGATGACGAGACACTCAAAATTCTCAGTGCATTGGTCCATGACCTGACAAAAGCTCTCAAAAGTGGGGAACATGCCAGCATAGTTGTCATAAATTCGCTTACGATTCGCAATATATGGCTCGCGGAGAATAAAAACGTAGTCGATATTGGTGCGGAGATTTGGAGGGATACCCAATGGATATTGCATTGTGATGACTAACATGACCTTCCAGTGTCTCCCGTTCATAAACAGAAGACGCATCATCACATCCTTCGTCCATTTGTTATCATACAGACAATCGTCCAATACAACAAATGTTCGCGGGTCGATTGACGACTTTTTATACGTATCCATTTCTTTTTTCACTTGCTTTAACACTGCTTTCTGCCTCTTTAGTATATTCTCAATAATTGCAGTATTATACGCATCGTGGATGAATAACTTGGGCACATGTGCAGCGAAAAAACCGTTGCCGGCTTCTGTTCCTGAAATAACGGTTCCAATGGGAATATCTTGGTGATGAAACATGAGGTCCTGAACGAGGAAACTTTTACCAGTGTCACGCCGCCCAATGAGAACGATGACGGGGCCCTTATTTTCATCGGGACGAAAACTGATGGATTTCATCTCGAATTTCGCGAGTTCTAAATTCATATTAGTTAATGTTGCGATTCACCCGATGATACAAATGATGTATATATTTTTTACGATGATTTACACGAAATGAATTGAAATGACTTGAAATGACTACGTCGCCGCCCGTTTAAAATCAATATAAAACTTCTATTGAACAATCATATTATTACTGTATTGTATTTTAGGAAAATGACAACGCCATTTCAACTTCACTACCGAAAACATAAATATACTCCAGAGAAAATCGACTCGGCATTATTGTATGATATTCAAAATTATATACCGATTTATTCTAGGTTTTTTGATATAAACGAATCCAACTACAATGGAATTCAATTGAACCAGAAGTATTATTTACAGAATATCATCGAACATTCAATCATGGAACCGAATTTGTTGGGGACATCATCGCCGAATAAAGACCGCTCGACGTATAGTTCGCTAAATCATTTAGAAACAGTGATTGCCGATGATGCTGGAAATACAACGAATGTTCCAATGTTTGTGAAATACTCGCCACTGCTAGACCCGATTCGATATTTATCGGGCAAATATGAAGCGATACAAAAATCATGCTCACTTCCTAAATATAATTCAACCAGTGAGAATTGTGATGATAAAATATTGAACACTAATAATTCATCCTATGTAGATGGATTTTTTTCATATTTAACGAGTCGCACGCTTCATACATATGGAGTTGTTCATGGATTAGACTATTATGGAAGTTATCTCTGCAAGCAACGTGAATTTTCCACAAATGTATTTGATGATATTGATTATTTGGCGGATTCTCATTTTTTCAATACACAAGAACATGAACTTTTCATGATTGATTATTCACAGTTCGGTGATGATAGTGGTAGTGGTAGCTGCGGTGGTAGTGGTAGCGGTATTGGCACTACAGGAAACCATAAATTATTGAAACTTCGGAATAAATTACATCCGGTATTGAATGGCGGTAAGCCTAGTGACAATTGTTTATTATCGGACAATTACTTCAATAAAAAAGACCGTATTTCTATTCTTGAACACGTGTCAGAATGTGACTCCGTGAATGTTGGCATAACTACGGCGTTGGTAGAGCCTATTATTACTACTACGGCTTTTGAAGTAAATATAGACGATTTCGATATTCAAAGTGAGTATGTTGAACATGAAATAACAACGTTACAAGCAAAGACAACTACGCGAGATTATAATGATGATGATAATACATCACAGTCTAATTCTTCTTATACGACAGTATCTGACGATGCTGAACGCGGGGATGATAACGACAACGACGACGACAACGACGACAATGAAGACGACAACGACAATGAAGACGACGACGACCACGACGACGACCACGACGACGTAGAACAGACCAACCATCACCAACAAAAACACGAAAACCGAACCGAAAGTGATAGTAGTGATGAAGACCCATCAGAATATTCAGGCACAGATTACAGCGACGATGAACAAATCATCGTAAAAATCAAGAATTTCCCAATACAAGCGATTCTACTTGAAAAATGTGTAAGCACACTGGACCATATTATGATGACAGACGAATTGACGAATGAAGAATGGACTTCACTCCTCTTCCAAGTCATTATGACGCTGATTATTTACCAAAAAATGTTCGCATTTACGCATAATGACCTTCATACCAACAATATTATGTTTATTGAAACCACTGAAGAGTTTATTTATTATTTATATGAGGACCAATATTACAAGGTTCCGACATATGGACGCATCTTTAAAATCATCGATTTTGGTCGTTCGATATATAAATTCCGTGGTGAGCTTATTTGTAGCGACAGTTATCATCCGAAGGGCGACGCGGCAACCCAATACAATTTCCCACCGTATTACAATCAAGATAAGCCTACTGTTGAACCGAATTACAGTTTTGATTTGTGCCGGTTGGCATGTGCTCTTTTTGACTATTTTATTTACGACCTGCGTAAAGTGGAAAAACTGTGTAAATCCGACCCTATAATCAAACTGATTGTAAAATGGACGATGGATGATAAGGGTCGTAATGTCTTGTATAAATCGAGTGGTGAGGAGAGATATCCAGATTTTAAGCTGTATAAAATGATTTCGAGGTCGGTTCATAACCATATTCCCGCCAACGAGATTCACAACGCAATTTTTGATGAGTATAAAATCACATTAAAAAAATATAAGAAGCATGCGGCACTCGCGGCGAAGTTCTTGAAGGAAGGCAAGAATACACATATTCTTATAAATGTAGATACGTTGCCGTGTTATTCTGAAGGTGTAAGTCAATAATTACTATGATGATGACGATTCACGGCGGCTATTCAAAATCCGGGTTCGATGCTCAGGAAGTCCATTCTTCGCGATGAACTCGATATTACGCATGGTCCATCCCATAGAACATCCCGAATGTCCGACCTCCATTTGATTCTGAACCAGTGTGACAATATTGTCGTCGCCATGGCTGAAAATGAAGCCGCGGTTGGCTGGTGGGCTATATTCAGAGAGATATTTCCATACGTTGATTTCCTTGGTTTTGATATCGGGCATTTCGCCGACACGAACGATTGCACGCATTCCATCCTTAATCATATCCGCTGAATGATTGTCATTCAAATACGAGAGATCACAATCTCTCACTTCATCAAGTGTGATAGGCCAGTAAGTGGGCGCACATTCGACGCCAACAGCAACGGATACAGATTCAGGAGCGACACTAGCGATATCAGCAGAAGACATTATAGCGAATGAATAGACGAATGAACGATAATTACATATGAATATAAACATAACAAATCAATTTTATGTTTATAATGAGAAGATGGCGCGGGGAGTAGTATTTGAATCTAGTGAATCCATTAGATATCAAATATATATAATCCATATAAATATATAATATGTTATAATATATTGGTATTGTATATATTATTATTGAAATATATATACAATGAATCAAGCTCGCGACACTATCACGATCGATGGCACAACATACGACATCACAGAATTCAAGCATCCAGGTGGCAACATAATCAATTACGCCAAGAATACAGCCGACTCTACTGATATATTCCGTGAGTTTCATCATAGGTCATCTAAGGCGAAAAGTGTGCTTATGTCATTACCACATTATAAACGTGGCCCCGACCCCGAGTCTGTTCAAGAGGAACCCGCAGAAACTACCACATTAACCCAACGACAGCAAGAAATGACCGTGGATTTCCGAGAGATGCGCACCAACCTCATTAATCAGGGTTTCTTTGAGCCTGATTATATTCATGTTTATTTCCGTATGCTCGAACTCGCATTTTATTTCGGAATGGGAACATGGTTGGCGTCGTATAACATATATGCGTCAATTCTCTCGTTCATCGCATTTAAGACCCGGTGTGGCTGGGTTCAACATGAATGTGGCCATCTTAGTTTTACCGGAATTCGTATGGTAGACCGTGTGATTCAAACATTTACGATTGGTTTTGGCGACGGCGTAAGTTCTTCTGTTTGGAACTCGATGCATCAAAAACATCACGCAACACCACAGAAAGTAAAGCATGATATAGACCTAGACACAACTCCACTTGTAGCATTTTTCAATACCGCATTTGAGGATAATACGAATGGGAAGGCGGCGTCGCGATTTATGAACCGCTGGTGGATGCGATTTCAAGCATGGACATTTTTGCCTCTCGTGAATGGGATATTTGTTCATTTATTTTGGTCATATTACCTTCATCCGAAGAAGGTCTTTACTCGATTATGCTCAGCGAAGACAAGAGATGTTCATATTGAAACCGCATTTGAGATAGTATGTATGACCGCATCACATGTTGTTATTCCTGCTATTTTCTACAATACTGGACATTATAGTATAATCTTCTCGTATTTTCTTCTAATGATTACAAATTTCTGGAATTTCATTTATTTGTTTGGTCATTTCTCTCTGTCACATACATACACGGGTGTCATTCAGGAAGACAAGAATCTCCTATGGTTTGAATATGCGCTGGATCATACTGTAAATATATCTACAAAGTCGGCACTCGTGACGTGGATTATGGGGTATCTCAATTTCCAAATCGAACATCACCTCTTTCCATCGATGCCCCAATACAAGAATGCGTTGGCAGCGCCGTATGTTCTCCGTTTTTGCAATAAATGGGCACCACACTTGAAATACACTGAGCATTCTTATATGGAAGCATGGCGGCTTATGTTATCCAATCTAAACCAAGTTGGAAAACATTATTATGATAATGGGGTGAAACCGCATGAGCAAGAAGTGGCGCTGAATGATACCGACCTCCTCCACCTTGATTAAAACCCGGGCGTATCTACGAACACCGCAGGTGTAGTTCCGGTATTGCTACCGCCAGCTCCATTCGTAAGATTATCGAACTGATTTAATATAAAAACAGCTAATACCGCAGAAATACAAACAACAATCGAGTCACGAACAAGAACCTTGACCGGCTTTTGATTTTCTGGTTCAGCAAAACGCATTTCTATGAACTTCAATAAAAAATATACAACAGCAACAGAAACGCCAATCACGACTAATTTTGTCGAGTTAAACATGAATGCTTACTTATGAATGTATATAATTCTGAATAGACGTATATACATACAAATTCAATTATTTATCGATAATTATACGCGGTTACGCACGTAGTATTATTATTATTATTATTATTATTATTATTATGATGTCTGGAATGCCATCATAACTGGTGGATAACAAAAATACATAACAATACCCGCGATTGCTAAAAATGCGAATGAAAATATGAAAATTAGTATATCGATGATGAATACATTATTATACCAGTTATTATCTTCTTCACTTTCTTCTTCGGCCATAGCTCTATGTAGTTAGTATATACAGATATGTGTATTATTTTTGACAAGTTATACACAAATGCCAGCCTAGTTTCTTCTCCAAACCCTTGAATATATTATCAGGCATGTGTTCGAACCAATCTTCTTTTACATACCGATATTGTTTGTAATCCGGTATTTTATATGGGAAAATATGCTCTTGTTGAATTTGGATATTCCTAAATTCGCATAACATCTTATGAATCTGGTCGTTCGTATAAGTAAATGCAACTGGGCAATTTGATTGCGCTTCATATTGGTCTAATCCATCATTGATCATCATTTTTTTCCATGAGTTTTCAGCATAGACCATTATTTTAAGAACACCGCCTGGTTTTAATAACAGTAAGCAGTTATCGATTATTTTTTGAGGGTTGGGGGAATGATGGATTACACCAAACGAATAAATCAAATCAAAATCGCATCCTACGCTAGATAGTTCTTCTATATTTTGTGCGTCTATATTGAAAAAAGACCCCTTCAGTTGAAATACTTCGAATCTTTTTTTTGTTAATTCAAGAGATGTATCCGATAACTCGATTCCAGTATATTCTGCGCCATTTTTTGCGAAATTTAACGCATCAGTTCCAATTCCGCATCCTATTTCCAATACCTTTTTTCCGCTCCATTTATTGAAATCAGCGAAACTCGGGATGTGTGACTCTACAAAATACTTACGTTTTTCGACCTCATCAAAATACTCCTTCGTACCAACTTCACAAGATGAATGTTTGATATTACACGGTTGTTTATTCCAATAATTTATAATGTCTTCCATTACACAATACGAATACGAATTATAATGTTAAGTTGTATTAAATAAAAATAAAGCAAACGAATTATTACGCCAGTAATTCAATATCATCTAAAAATGGTGGTGGCGAATTTATGAGTTTGCTTTCAAATTATACAAGTGGTACAGATTGGTTAATACTTATCCCGCGTTCTTGTAATAGAGCTATTAGGTCAAGATTATATGTCGGTGTATAATCATGAATTTGAAAAACACCATCATAATCTAAAAACAATATTTTAACAAGGTCTTTTTCAACCTCCTTCGTAATACTTTCTATCATTTCAATGGGTATAAAATTTAAATTGTCGGGTTCTTTGCGTAATAACTGATAAAACTTATTATCATTTAATTCTCGTATGGTGCTATCTAATTCTCCTGGTTCTTCTGGTGATGATGTGGTTTTTACTAAACATGATTTAATAGAAGTACATGAACTATCATCATGAAAATTACTTTCATCATTATCAAGAAAATAACCGATAGGACGTCCGTCGGGTCCTTTTGTTGTTGGTAATCCATGCCTGGTCAATATTCTAGAAATGACATAGTATTTTGATTTTCCATGAAAATTTTCTTCACCCGCAATATTAATAGGATTAAAGTGCGCATCCTCATTTGTACACAATACGTCAACAATATATTTATCTAGATTCATAAGTTGTAATGCTCTTATAATACCATTTTTGTTTCCACTTGTAAGAATATAAACTGGAATATTCATACTGTCGCATAAACGTAAAAGTACCATCCATAGGTCTCTGCGTCGGGCTGAACCAAATGTATATGAACGAAAAGCATCCGCATTTTCCGGAGCATCGATCTTAGTAAATCTATATGCTTGCGTCAAGCCTATTTTTTTATAGGTTTCAAATTTAATTCCTCCTTTCATTATCATTTTATGCCGTATGCGACGTTTCTTTTGTGTTCCATGCCTACTTCGCCCTCGCCCTCGCCCAACTCCTCGCCCTCGAGTTTTTTTTACGCATCGGCTTCTCTTCATTATAAAATATAAAATATAAAATATAAAATATAATATTAATATTATATTATATTATATTATACAGACATACACTATATAAACTATATAAACTATACAAACTAAGCCACTACTTCAATATCATCTAAAAATGGTGGTGCGTTGATTTCTTGTGTGTCATTCAATGTATGAATATCCAGAGTGTCTAAACGAATATCACCGCCAATATTCAAACGACCACCATTGTCGTCATCGTCATCAGCGTCGGCGTCGGTGTCGGCATCATGCATCATATACTCGTTCTTTCTCTCGCTTGAATCCGTTTCAAATGTTCGCACGTCGTTCTCTCCAAATGATATGCCATTACTACCTCTATTTGATGAAATAGTATTATTTTCATTCACCGGCTCTGGCTCCGACACTGACGAAGAAGCGGTACCATTCAATTCACCGACAAAATCAAGCTGGTCTATAGTTGATTCGGTAGCGCGACTACTATCTTCATCGGCAACATCTTCATCCGTAGCACGGTCACGATGCCTCCTTCTACGGGTGGATGATTGATGTGTTCGACGCCTCGCCGAGAGATTGGCATCCTCCTCTGAGATAATAGGTTCTTGCTTAATTACCTCCTCATTTTCAGTGACTTCTACCACATCCTCAATTGTATCCTCTAAATACATCTTGATTAGCTCTTCTACTGGAATATTGTCGCGAATCGTGTTGTAAATACATTCTTTGACGATAATCTCAAACTCGCGATTATTCCGCTGGGTATGGAGAGGTTGGATACCTTTCTCAAAAATATATACATTTGAATACACCTTTCGCGCAGTATTGACGTATATCTTATGAACGAAATCGGCCAATTGCGGAATTTTTATATCCACCTTCTTCTGCTTGTTTCCCACACGCATTACCGTCATACATTTCAAGTGAATAATATGGACACATGTAATCAAATCTTCTAAATATCCACACGTACTGCGTTCCTTAATTCGTGAAGTCTCGTCCTTGATAATATTTGGATTCCATTTGGGCACACGGGATAGAAGATTCTGGAACGTCATCAAATACTTATCCTGCTCTTTATTCCCCACACAAAGCTTAACTGCCTCTTCAAAAATAGAACGAATACCTTCTTGAATGAGAGGTGTCAAAATATTCACAAGACGCGACGCCCATTCGTTTTTTGATTCGTAGAGTGATGTTACAGAGTAATCATCCATGGCGGAATTGTAATAGAGCCGAATGAAATGGAATGTATTACATAAATGAAATATTTTCTAAACTCAAATTACAACGAAATACGATGAAGTGGAGAAAATAAAGCATTAGAAGCTTTTCGTTTCTAAACTCTTTCCTCACCTTGTCAAACATGATGAGTAATTCGTATCGTCGTATATCGATGATGTCGGGATGGGTATGAATAAAATCGATGACATCTAATCCACAATATCCTTGCTCATACAAAAAAACAGACAAATCTAGGATTTTTTCATAATCTTTACAAGTTGGCTTGGTTTCACATTCCGATACTGATTCAGACGACCTCAAGTAACTAGGGTGTATCTTTATCAATTCATGTAAAGAATATTCTCTCGACTTATTTATTTTATATGTATCGCACGCCTTATCCGCGAGCCAACTATGTAGATTTATAGCCCTTGGCCGGACGTTATATTCATCCGCCCCCCCTGTAGCAATCATCGTCGGAGGGGGTATATAAATATCACAAAACCTCGAGAGAATCGGTTTCAACAAACTGTCTTTGTTCTCGACAACAATAAAAAATCGAGTAGATGAGCTAAATAACTCGATACATCTTCGTAATGCGGATTGTGCGTCGATTGTCAGCTTATCGGCATTTGTCAATACAACCGTTTTGAATATCGCACCTTCTTTCATATCAATATTCGTCTTTGCGAAAAACTTTAATTCTTCGCGGATAAAACGTATTCCTTTACCGTGCGCACAATTAGCGCGCATTATATAATTTTTCATGGCAGTTTTATCTCCATCATAAACTGCGTGTATGAAACGGTTTAATATATAGGTTTTCCCGGAACCATGAGGTCCATAAAATATAATATTTGGTATTTTTCTGTTTTTTATAAATACATCCAGTTTATTGTGAATATATTTATGGGTTTCTTCTAATTCAGGGATAATGGTACTTGTCATTATTATCAATAATAATAATAATAATAATAATAATAATAAAGACAAACTAGTATTTAATTCCATTTCGGTCATAAATTAATTGATTGTTCGTATGGTTTTACAGTCGATAATTTCCCCGGCATATTGCTTTTTCCATCATTGGCACCACCGCCAGCCTCACCATCCGTATAATAATAGTTGGTAGTATAATAATAGCTGGTAGGTTTTGATGCGCCATAAAATGGTGATTCTTCTTCATAACCTTGACCGTTATACATTCCAAGATAGGCAGTCGCCGCAGGAGACCCGTCTTCATAATAATACGCGTTATGACGGTCAGTGCGTTGATTTGCTCTTGGGTCGCTCGGGTCAATCCAATTTCCAATACCGCGAATGATATTGCCCGTCGCATCTCGGATTGTCCCGAATAAGCCGGGGCTCTGTTCTGACGGTTGGCCAGGAGGAACGCCGCGACCGCTTCCACGGAAGTTGCGAGTAATACCACGGCGATAAATATCCTGTTCATCCAACGCAGATGAACTTGTAGCCGTTGTAATATCGTCGTAACTCGTTCTGGTCGTCGCAAGGAGGTTCTTTTCAATCTGAGTTCCATCGGGTAAATACGTCGCCCAGCGAGTGACTTTCAGGCAGTCGGCATCAATACGGCATGCGTCTGAACCGGTCTGGCCCGGATTGTTACATTTCCATGGGCATTTCTTCATCAGCAAAATATTATTGCCTTCGGCGGATTTTACGACATTTCCGTTGGCATCCAACCGATAAATATTCTGACAGTTGCCTTCATTGCTCGAGAGATTGCTGGGTTCGGCGCATTTACGCACATGACCATCATCTCCATAGCGCCAGTTGGCGCCGTCATACCACGAGTCGGGATGGCTTGCGATAAGACGGTTTCGGCGCGCAATCGCGACATCATATTTCAGCTGTGCGTCGGTTTTGGCGGTTGTCGTAGTTGCTGCGCGAAGTGCTTTGTATGCGGTTTCGTATTCTTTTTGTGCCTCAATCGCCCAGTTCATTTGGCGTTTAACATCCGAAATAAGAACAGATGATGCCGCAGAGGTAACATATGTGGTTCCGTCACTCGCCGTTCCTGATGATGTAGCTGTGGGGGCACGAGGTTCAATCGCAGGAAGATTATATTCACCCTGGTCAAGGACATTTCCGTCACTAGTAGTAAACGCACCGTTAAGTCCTGCTGTTACCGGACCCTTATAAGTTCTGATTTTGGCTTGTGTAGTGGAAGTCTTTGAAGCTGGAGTTTGAAGACCTTCGATAGAAAGTCGGATAGGGATATCCTTGGGTAAAGAACCACCTATTGTAAAAGCGACAACATTTACACCACCGCCATATGTATTTACATCGGATGTCACAACACCTGCGCTGGAAATAGAAGCCAACGTATCTTGAAGGCTTGTGCTGGGACTTGTCCAAACAAATTTAATACCGAGATCGATATTTGCGGTTCGTGTAACATAAGGAACTTGTACTAAAAAGATATCGCCCGACACCAGCGCATTTGTCAGCATTATCGTCATCGAAAATGCTGCTGCGGTTCCGGTATAATTCGGTGATAATTGCGGACTCTCGGTGGATATTTTACGGCATGATAGAAACGTGGATAATCCGCCATAAGCCGTACTATCAAAAATACGCAGTTGTTTTGTCGCATCACTCGGCCATAAATTCACAAGGACGAGAGTCTGCGAACCAGCGGCTTCTGCGTTACTTGCGAGAGAAACGTTGGCAAGACCCGCTCCAGGCGCACTCACACCAGAAGTTGCTGGATTTATTTCCGTACTATTCCATTTCAACCCCGAGAGTTCCAACGCGTAATTTCCGGGATCAATATTATTAGCGGTTCCGATGGTATAAGTTATTACACAAAATCCAACATCACTTACTCCTGCTCCTCCGGTTGGGACAGTAACCGCAAGTTTAGGAGAGGAGTCCAATTCGGCTCCTGTTCCAGCAGATGTTCCGACGGAAGGTTGCAGGTCGCCTGTATATGCGCGCATACTCACTTTCAATCCAGTAGCATCTTTATTCTGAATATAATAAGTCGGAACTTTAATCGTGATAACCTTGGCGGCATTTACCCCCGTTCCATCACCAGTAGCACCACGCAATAATACAGTAGTTTTAAAAAGAAACCGAAAAGTAGTAAGCGTATCTTTCACAAGGGAGCATTTATTGAGAATGAGTGATGCATTTGTATTTGACTCTTGTTTTATAATCATCCCATCAAATCTTACTTTTTCATGGTCAGCAACAGTCAGACCTTCAATCACCCCTGTTCCATACCCTTCCGATGGAGCAAACCAGTGACCAAACCCACCATTTCGATACGTTCGCGAAACCCAAACGCTCACCAATAACACTAAAATAAGCACGAATAACGCCGTGTATTTATCTTCTAATAACTCCGATAAATTCATGGACTATGTAACTACTATAATGTTATAAAAATATATATCGTGTATATTGCTTATATTATATACGATAAAAATAAATCTCTCGGCTGCGCGCCCGTCGTCATTCCACCTAATACGTCTGCAGGCTATGTGTATATGGATTTTGTCTAAATGCATTCAAAATATCCGGCTGAATTCTCTCGTTCAGCTTCGATTCATCGTAGCTTTGCGGCATCGTCATCTTTCCATAAATATCAATACTAGGAATAGATGATGGCGCGTTTGTCATGACCATTCCGCGTTGATTAGAGCGGTCGGCGTCCAAGCGGTCAATCTGAACATTCGTATTTGAGTTAAAGAGCGACATCGACCCATGATTCGTAATATTTTTATATGTCTTATTCACATTATTGCGCTGGTTATATGCGGCATTATACAGGCCGTTGCCCATTCGAGTTGCGGTTCCGCCAGCGCCTCCTAAATAATCGGTGCTGGTTGTAGCACGTTCCGTATCTTCTGGAGTATTCTGAGAGATTAGATAACCAGCCGCGGCTTGACGTTCTACATTCAGATGGTCATACCCGACAAGCCCCACAGTCGTTTCCTTTATTGTGGTCGGCGCGCGGTCGGCCGGATTGAATGTTGCGGTGACAGCAGCAGGAACAGGCATGCGCGCGTTCTCATACATACGCGCATTCCCCACGACATTTTCCTTACGCGATGGTTTGAGGATATCGAGCAAGGGCGCAACCACCGCCTTGAGTGCGCCATGGATTCCACCCATCTCATTCGGGCGCACGGTTGTCCTATTATTATGCGTGAATTTATAGCTCATACGACCGAAATCCGCCTCTGTCGCGGTATTTTTCTCAGCAGCATGCGGGTTGATCATCGGAGTTCCATCATAAGTTTGGCGACGCGTATCTTCGAAATTCTTTGGTGCATACATCGCAGCTCCACCATCCGCAGGAGCAGTCGCACCGAAATACTCGGTCGTTGTCGTCTGGCGATTGCTCTCGCGGTCCATTTCAATCGCACGCTGGGTCTCGCCCTTCTCTGCGCCGGTAGTTGTGAACCATCGGTCCGGTGTATTCACAAAGAATGTATCTGGCAGATGTTTCTCCATTCGTCCTAAAGTTTCGGTAGTAGGTGCATTTTGAATGTAATGTGCGGCAGGTCCTTGATGTCCATCAAGGGTATATGACAATTTCGGATTGGTTTTCACACGAAGTTCATCCACGCCACGGTCGATCCATTTCTCTCGAGCTTCCATTCCAGAATTAAATCCAAGCGTGCCTTGAGTTCCATATCCTTGGTCTAAACCCGGACCAACACGAACTTCCTCCCACGGTTTTACATTCGCGATTTTCATACTAGGTAGCACACGTGATTGATAAAAATCATTCTGGTTTGGCATGCCATTCGGATTATGAATATTATCTTGAGGGCGAAATAGTGGCGCTTGCTCCGTCTTAGAGAAATACTGCGAGCCACTACCTATTTTGTTATCGAGTAAGTTTTCATGCATATTTGCGCCAGTAGTTGCGCCACGTATTTTCGCGCCGTAATAAGGTTCCATGTTGTTATGCGTAAATGTCCTCGGGTCGATTTTTGACCCATCAAAGACGTAAAACCATCCTTGCTATAATTATCACCAAATTGTGTATCTAAACCTTCGCCGATAGACCCACTATTCGAAATTCCGGTTGAGGCGATATGAGGAATAATGTCCTTTTTGTCGTTGGTGGTATCACGTCCTCTTTCAGCGATTCCACGAAGTATGCCTACACCACCTACACCCCCCGCAACACCGGCCGACATTTTATCGTAATCCACGTTATTGGCAAAATAACGGTCAGTTGGGGTATTCGGGTTCTTGTATTCATTCACGTTCGACCCAGTATTCGCGCGAATCACTGGATAGTTTGTAGTAGGAATATTCATATTTGGCAAATATCGCGAATTATTCGTGTTTGGATTATTATATCCTTCTTTGTTTTGGTAAGCATTGCGATTCGATGCGATATAAGCAGCGCCAAGACCGCCTAATAATAATGCGATTTCAGCCATTGTTATTGGTATTATATATATTATTCTAATACATATAATATTATGAAAACAAAGCGGTTGTTCCACTAAACTGGCGAATGTCGCCGACATTTTGAATACTACTCTCGCTACCATTGCTGCCTAAATCGCGCCGCCCACCGACCATTCCTTCTGTCGCAGGATTACGGTTTGTCGGATGGACCGAGAAATACATATCTTCATCGGATAATCCAGGGACTGTAGTTTGCGAGACAAAACGGTCCTTTTCAATAATACGAGTGTTCAGATTATTAAAAAATGGCATGAATACATTATCCTGCGGATCAAAATGGAGCATTTTCCAGTTATCCTGTTCAACGTCACGTAACATCCACGCGGGATGTGTTGCTCGTGACTGTTCTACAGAACTACCACCGCGAGTAGGACAACGTATCATTTCATTTGTGCGTGTTGCTAGAGATGCGCGTTCATCATGGTGATAGTTATCAACCGAGTCACGATTCAGGCGACGTGAGAGACCAAATAACTCTGCTTCAATATCTACTGTATTCGTCATAACATTACCTGCCCATAACTGCGCGCGAATATATGGGTCTTCGAAATAAAGCGGCTTATCGCCAGGGCCCGGAACGTTCAGCCGATAACGACCTACATCAGTTGATTGTTGAAGTTGTTTTTTAATACGGTCTGGGTCATCGCGAAATCTCGTAAAGGACATTATAATAGTTATTATATCGTGGTAAAATAAAACAGACCTAAAAACAAAGATTTACTTTATGTAGGATTATATCGCATGATTATTACTGAAGTGAGTGAAGGCACGGTAGAAGCAGACCAGAATATGAAAATCATAAATAAACCTTCTAAATCCTATACGATATGTTTGAACATGATTGTTAAAAATGAATCGCATATCATTACACAAACTCTTGAAAATCTATGTAGTTATATTGATTTTGATGCGTATTTTATATCCGATACAGGTTCATCAGATAATACGATGGACCTTATTCGCTCATTTTTTAAAAAGCGCAATATTCCTGGACATATTGAACAAGTAGAATGGCATGACTTCGGCTTTAATCGAACGTTGGCACTTCAAATGGCGTTTAATAAAACCGATTATCTCTTTATTTTTGATGCGGATGATTCGATACATGGCAACTTTCAAATGCCGCATATTCTTACACATGATGCGTATCAACTGAAACTGGGACAGTCGTTTGTATATTTGAGAACCCTCATTGTAAATAATCGAAAACGTTGGAGATTTATTGGAGTGCTTCATGAGTATATTAATTGTCTAGATAAAGAGGAGAGCACGTGTGCGATTCAAGGCAATTATTACGTTGATTCTGGTAGAAGTGGAAGCCGTAATCAAGACCCCCATAAATATATCAAAGATGCGGCGGTGCTTGAACGCGGGTTTAATGAAGAGAGTCGTTCTGGATTCGACCGCGGACTTGCCGAGAGATACGCGTTCTATTGCGCTCAGAGTTGGATGGATGCTGGACCTGTGTATATTGACAAGGCGATTGAATGGTATCTTCGTGTTCTTTCGCAAAATAACTGGTCACAGGAGAAATATTATAGCGCATTGTGCCTAGGGGATTTGTATAATAAAAAAGGCGACAAGTATAATTCACTGAAATATTACTGTAAAACGATGGAATATGATGAAGAACGTATCGAAGGCGTTGCTTCTATGATGGAAATTCTTCGCTCAGATGGAATTCATGTTATGGTAAATGCGCTGTATCATAAATATAAAGCATACAACAAATTCCCGCAAAACAAACTATTTCTTTCAACCGATAAATATGACGACATTATAGAATATAACAATTCGATTTCGGCGTTTTATATTGCGGACAAACGAAGTGGGTATGAATGTTGTAAGACTATTCTCCGACACAATATTATGGGTTACCATTTCCTTTATTCAACCTACAGTAATTTCCGGTTTTATCACAATTTTTTCGAGGAGGATTCATATGAAGAGATATTGCGACTCTTTTATGTAGTCAATCATTTTCTAGCAGTTATCGCATCTAAGAATGACGCTTATAGTGATGATGATATTATCACATGGGACCGTCTTTTCATGAAAGTGAAACATGCGCTCGTTGCGCCATTCGAAATATTAAAAGTAATCGAGAATTCAAAGAACGAATGCGAGGATTATCATTTGTCACGTCTCGTCGATAAATTGCCATATCTCGATAAAAATATGCCCGCAGAGACACCGTCAATTGCGGTTGTAAAACGTAGATGGCAACACGCATTATCGCCGCCTCGTGTCATTATCACATTTACAACATGTAAGCGACTGGATTTATTTACACAAACAGTGAATTCTATTGTGAATATGTGGTCTGATATTGATATGATTCATTATTGGTATTGTGTTGATGATAATTCTAGCGAAGAAGACCGCGCTTTTATGCGAAAAACTTACCCATGGATTGATTATTATATGAAATCGCCTGATGAAAAGGGTCATCGGAGTAGCATGAACATCATCTGGGATATGTTGAATAAAGTACAACCAGAATATTGGATTCATATGGAGGATGATTTCCTATTTCATACGCCAGGTAGTTACATTGAGAAAGCAACGCAGATGATGACCGATGCGCGAAACTCGGGATATAATGTCCGTCAAATATTATATAATCGTAATTATGGTGAAACGGTGCGTGATTATAAAATACAAGGGCATAGAATATTACGACGTATGTCTCATGATGTCGCGCTTCATCAACATAAGGTAGGTGGTGGTGATTTTGGGTATGGTAATTGTCATTACTGGCCTCACTACAGTTTTCGTCCATCGTTGATTGACGTCGCCGCGATATTGACAGTGGGAAATTATGATACACCAAACCAATTCTTCGAGATGGATTACGCAAATAAATGGACGAATCTTGGATTTATGTCTGGATTTTACAATGAGATAACGAATTGTCACATCGGACGACTGACATCCGAGAGAAATGACCACACTAAACAAAACGCATACGAACTCAATAACGAAAGTCAATTTGTTTCTCCCCAAGATGTAGGTGCCGTAGCTGCCGTAGATGCCGTAGATGCCGTAGATGCCTTGAATATAAACCGGAACCAGAAAATAGTAAAAAAGCGGTTATTAACATCAATCCCATTTGAGGATGGGTTTGGGGCCCAGTTTCAGCGATTTATATGGACATGTATTTATGCGGAAGAATATGAAGAGGCCGAATTTATTTATAGGTCGCCTACAAAGATAGCACATAACTACACGGACGATCCCCAATTTATAAAGAAATTAGAGGAATTAATGAATATGAAACCGCATTATTTGAATTACGATAAAATATCACACAGTATGTGTAATGAAATTTTGACGCCAGATTTCTATGATATTTTTAATTATGTCGAAAAAAATATCGACCGATGTATGAAAAGTAAAAGTATGGAGCGGATTAAAGCGCATTATTGGCAGAACAAAGACCGGTTGGTTGAGAGATTAAGAGTATATCGCATTCCACAAG